GCAGTTACAAAAATATTCTCAGGCAGTTTCTCGGGAACACTCACAGGTAACGTGATAGGTTCAGTTACAGGTACAGCTACCAACGCTTTGACTTTGAACAGTCTAGTCGGAGAACTTGGTGCAGTGGCAACTTCTGTAGCTCTGCGAGATAGCAGTGGTAACATCACTGCCACTAGATTTGTTGGAGTCGTAGATAAATCGGATAGAACTAGAATAAATGATTCAGCAGTAGATACAGATCCCAATTATAGATCAGCCAAGACCACAAAAACAGCCAACACAATTGCAGCTAGAGATGGTTCAGGAAATTTATTGGCCAATACCTTCGACGGCACAGCAACCGCAGCGCAATATGCAGATCTTGCTGAAAAATATCTAGCAGATAAAGAATATGAAGTAGGCACAGTGGTAGCAGTAGGCGGAGACAAAGAAGTCACCGCTGCACAGTATGGCGACCGAGCTGTAGGAGTGGTATCGGCCAATCCTGGATTTATGATGAACAAAGATCTTGAAGGCGGAACATATATTGCTCTCAAAGGGCGTGTGCCTGTGTATGTTACAGGAGCAGTGAAAAAAGGTCAACGTCTTGTAGCTGCAAATAATGGCAATGCCGTGGCAGCCGAACCGCAGGACAACGATGTGTTTGCTATTGCATTAGAATCAAACACAGACCTAGATCGCAAACTAGTTGAAGCATTGGTATTATAAGGAAAATTTATGGCAATCGGTGATTTTATTTCTGCAACTGATTATAACACAATCAGAACAAAAATATTCAATGTAATGGCCACGGGAGCTGGTAATTCTGGTTACGGACAAAACACATTCAGTTCTTTAGTAGCAGCAGGAAATTCAGTAACAAAGACTCAATGGGATGCCTTGAGATATGATATCTATAATGCGCTGTTACATCAAACAGGATCAGCTGCCGCATTGACCACAGTGGCTGTAGGCGATGTGGTGAGATTTGGTGCCAGCCAACCTAATTTTCAATACAATACCTTTGCAGATACAGCAACTACAAATAGATTTGACCTAGGTACAGGACAATTTGTTACAGAAGCAATCAACAGCACATCATTTACTTCTTCGTGGTATCAATCAGTTAGTGCTACAGCATCAGTTACATTTTCTACAGCAGAACAGGCAAGATTCTTCTTTAATGCCGGCGGAAAAATTCGATTCGCTAGTACTAGAACTGGCGGCAACGGTGAAGCACAAAATACATCGTGGAGTAATTTATTGAATTCTGCAGGAGCTCAAGCATTTGTAGGTGGCCCCTCTGGAATTAATTTCTTTTCTTTAACTAGTAGTTTTCAAACTTTTGCTGAAATTTCAGGTAGCTCGGCATATTCTAATAATAAATGGCGGTTAGAAGCGTCTTGTAATGTTTCTAATAACTTGTTAGGAACAGCAAACATTGTTAATTTTAGAATAACGTGGTTAGATGCATACACTGATCCAGTGCCAGGAGGCGGAACACCGGCAATTCCTCCTGGAGATTTAGTTGACGGTACGCTTACTCTAACAGTTGATCAGGTTCGTCCTTCTGGATTTTTACAACCAAGTGGGACATTTACCACTGTAGGCCCCTCGTCGTCTTCTTTGAGCGCAATTTCTGGTTCATAAATTTTAATCCTCTATAAGACGCCATATAAATAATGTGCGTGTTTTATAGGAGATACCATGGACGACCGTCTAAAAGCTGCCTTAGATTTTTCTAATTATAGACAAACCCTAGCAATTCAAAGAAAAACCCTTAAAGAAAAAATTGAGGGTAAATTGACTTACGGCCACTCCGGCGGTATATTTAAGATTGATAGAACACTATTAGTTTTTGTTCAAATGCTAATTGATCAAGACAGAACAGAAAATGTTCCCTTAATTGATCAAAATGAAAACCCAATTTTAATTCCAGACCTACAAATATTTCGAGATGAAATTCTAGATAGGTATTTTACTGCCACCTACGAATATCACGAAGAATACGAAAAAATTAAATCTAGCAGAACCGTAGAAAAATTATTGAATATATGACTAAAGGCGTATTAATTTTTGCTCATAATGGCCCAGAAGTAGATTATGGTGTAATGGGTATAATTTCTGGCGGCCTAGCAAAAAAACATTTGGGATTACCAGTTAGTTTAATAACAGACAAATGGACAATTGCTTGGTTAAAAGAATCAGAGATGTATGCTAGAGCCGAATCTATTTTTGATAAGATTATTGAAATTGAAAAGCCTAGAACAAAAAATACAAGAAAACTTCATGATGGTTTTTACAGCCAGACAATTCCTTTTGTAAATTCAAATAGATTTTCAGTTTGGGATTTAAGTCCTTACGATCAAACCCTGTTAGTTGACAGTGATTATTTAATCTTTTCTAACAAACTAAATGAGTACTGGAACACAGATAGTAGTGTGATGTTAGGACATTCTATGAATGATATAACAGGTGACCGCAGCGGTATATTAGATCAACGTGTAAGTGAAACCGGAGTTCATATGTTTTGGGCCACTACTGTAATGTTTACTAAAAACGAAGAAAGTAGATTCTTTTTTAAATTAGTTGATTATATTAAAGACAATTATAGATATTATGCCGACCTATTTAGATTTGACCCAAGGCAATATCGAAACGACATTTCATTTAGCGTTGCCAAACATATCATGAACGGGTTTGAAACTGAGTTTGTTTATACATTACCTCCTATTCTAACAGTATTTGATAAAGATATTTTACATGATGTAAATGGAGATCGGCTAACGTTCCTAATTGACAAACCACTTAATTGCGGAGATTTTTGGGCTGCAACTACACAAGGTTCTGATGTTCACGTTATGAACAAACAAAGTATTATTAGAAATAAAGAAAAACTACTGGAGTTAATATGAACTTTGGTTACTTAATTTTTGTTGCTTCGAATGATAATATAGACTATCTTAAACTGGCCTATGCTCTTGCATTAAGTATTAAAAATACTCAGAAACCAGGATACAATAAAGTTGCTTTAGTAATCGATAAACCTCAGCTAGTTAATAATTTAAAAAGTCCTTGGGTTTTTGATCATGTAATTACCTGGGATAAAGAAACACATTGGGATGGCCGTAGCTGGATGGATCAACTATCTCCTTTTGAAAATACAGTATGCCTTGATGCAGACATGCTTTTTCTTAGGGATCATAGCCATTGGATTGATTACTTTATTGAAAATTGTGAATTATACATTCCTCCAAAGGCCTTAACCTATAGAGGTGAAACAATCATAAATGATTTTTATAGAAAAACATTTACAAAAAACAATCTTCCTAATTTATATTCCATGTTTACTTTTTTTAAACAAGGATCCGAGCTTGCAACAGAATTTTTCAATTTAGGTAGATATATTATAAAAAACCCTTTAGAGTTTAGTAATTTATATCTTACTAAACATAAACCAAAAGTTGTTGGAACAGATGAAGCATTCGCTCTAAGCGCAAAGATTTTAGATATAAGTGATATTATAAGTTATGATTTAGCGTTTCCTAATATAGTACATATGAAACCGATGATTCAAAATTGGCCCTGGACTGCCGAAAGGGTCACTGAACATGCAGGTTTTTATTTTAATACACAGGGAAATTTAAAAATTGGAAATTATCAGCAATATAATATTGTGCATTATGTTGAAAAAGATCTAGTTAATGACGAAATAGTTAGTATGTTAGAGGAGATTGCATGGAACAAGAATTAATGGACTTTGACGAGTGGATTAAATTACCAGTCAATCAAACCGTCGAATACTATGCAACATTTAAAGATGACGGATCTTTAATTGGAATATATCCTTCTCATGCGGTATTTGATAATACAAATAATATAAAAATTGATGAAGAAATTGCCACAGCAGTTTCTACAGGAGAGGAAAATCTATTTTCTTATAGGGTTGATTTACCAACTAAGAAATTAGTTAAATTAAACAAATTTTCCACCCATAGTCTAATAAAGATCGATGACATCTTGCATAGAATAATAGATAAAAAGTGGTCAAATATGCAAGATCCTGATATCACAATTTCACATGATACAAAAAATAGTACATTAATATTTTCAATGAGCGACAAATACTCAAATAATATTATTTGGGACGGTGCAACTGAAATGATTTTTTTAGTAACTGATTACAACGACCCCAATGTCCTCCTTCATATGTTAAGCATTAGGGCAGGCGACATTACAGAAAATACAAAATTATTTACATTAGATTTGCCAAATAGATTTAGTGTTTATACAAGGCGAATTTTTGACAAATATATATTTGAAACAATATGAAAACAATAGAACTTGACATTGTATTTTTAAGTTATGACGAACCCAATGCAGATAAGCATTATGCTGATTTATGTAATAAACTTCCTTGGGCTAAACGAGTTCACGGGGTGAAGGGTAGTGATGCTGCACATAAGGCAGCAGCTGAGTTAAGTGAAACTGAATGGGTTATTACGGTTGACGCTGATAATATAGTTAATCCTAAATTTTTTAATCTAGACATCGATACAAGTAATCCTAAGATACAGGTATATAGTTGGCTAGGAAAAAACAAACTTAATGGCTTACTCTACGGTAATGGCGGGCTTAAAATATGGAAACGAGATTTTATTCTCAATATGAAAACCCATGAAGCTAGTGAAAGCGATCGCGCTCAAGTAGACTTTTGTTGGGAAGATGGGTATCGTCAATTTAAAGAATGTTATAGTGATACTGATATTACCGGAAGTCCTTTTCAAGCATGGAGAGCAGGATTTCGTGAAGGCGTTAAAATGACCTTACTCGATGGAGTTAAAGTGTCACCACAAGAGATTAGCGAACGTGTTTGGTGGCACAATTTGCATAGATTACGTATGTGGTCAACAGTTGGTGCTCATGAAGAAAACGGACTTTATGCTATATATGGTGCTAGATTAGGCACTTGGTTAGCAAACTGTACCGACTGGAATTATGTAGAGGTTCGAGACTTTGAAATCCTTAAAGGTATTTGGAATCAATATGGCCGCCCATTTGAAGAAGTAGGCGGTGATGGTCTAGATGATGAAATTAAATCATTAGGTGAAAAAATTAAATTAGAACTAGGTTTTGATTATCCCTATCTAGATAGTCAACAGAGCAAATATACTTTAGATTTGTACGAAGAAACTATTAAATTAACAAATACATATATGAGGACCACTGATGGTCTATGATATTTTTTATGTAAGTAAAAATATTATTGATGAACAAAATTGGAAACAATTTCGTTCTAAATTTCCATCTTCTCAAAAAATTGATAATGTAAAATCGTTCGATGACATTAAAAAGAAAGCATTTACAAAATTCTTTTGGGTCGTATGGGATGATGTTGTTGTAGCTGACGATTTTAATTTTGAATACAGAGTATCTAAGTGGGACGAAGAATATACCCACGTTTGGTTAAACGGAACAACATTTGACGGAATAAATCTATTTCCTAAAACAGCCAATACTACACAAAAAGAATTTGATCATAGATTTTTTATGAACAAAAAGGAGATGGATGTAATTGCATCAACTCCTAAGAAATTTGAAATTCATAATATAAAAACATACAACGATTATTTAAATGCAAAAGAGCAATCTTCAACAGCGATGTTCTGGGCAGTATGGGATGATGTTGTTGTAGCCGAAAATTTTCTTTTTGATTATTATGTTCCAACATACGATGCATTTCATCGAAACATAACTCATGTATTTAAAAACGGAGAATTTTTTGACGGAATAGCGTTGTTTTCAAAATACAAAGAAATTAGTAAAAAAGAATTTGATCATAGATTTTATGTTAACAAAAAAGAAATTGATATAGTAGCTAGTAAACCTAAAACATATCCTATTTTTATTATTAACAATTATGAAGAATATCGATCTGCATTAGAAAATTCACCTTTAACAATGTTTTGGGGAGTATGGCCAAATATTGAAATAATTAATGATCAAATTTTTGAAACTTATTTTAGTCACCATAATTCCTATGATCGAAACGAAAATCACGTGTTTAAAAATATATCTAACGATCAGGAATCGTTCGTTAACGGTGTTGTGTTATTTTCTACAAATAAGCCAGTATCTAAGAAAGAGATTGAACATAGATTTTTTATAGATAAAAAAGAACACGATCTAGTGGCCAGCAAATATAAACCGTACGACAAATTTGTAATCGATACGTTTAGTGATTACGAACATGCTCTTAACACAGCTGATACAGATATGTTTTGGGCGATTCCTCCGGAAGTTGAACCTGCGCCAGATTTTAAATTTGATCTTCAATTTCCATACCAAAATAAGTATGAGCTTAGTATAAATCACGTCTTTAAAAATATTGATGTTGAAGAAATTAAGTACAACGGTATAATGTTATTATCGAAGAAAAGACTTATTTCTGCAAGAGAAGTTGAATATAGATATTTGATTGAAAAAAAAGAATATGACCTTGTGGCAAGTAAATTAAAATTATACGATATTGTGTTTATATCTTATAACGAACCTAATGCAGATGAAAATTTTGCTAAATTAATTGATCAATTTCCGAGAGCCAAACGTGTACACGGCGTAAAAGGTATTCACCAAGCACACATTGCAGCCGCAAAATTAGCAACAACTCCAATGTTTTGGGTAGTAGACGGTGATGCAATAATAGAAGATGATTTTCAATTTGACCTACTACTACCTAAACACGATACAGATATTGTTCATGTTTGGTTAAGCAAAAATCCTATCAACGGATTAACATACGGCTATGGCGGTGTTAAATTATTGCCTAAAAACTTAACTATTAATATGGACATGTCTAGTGTTGACATGACTATGGCAATAAGCAAAAAATTTAAAGTTATAAAAGAAGTTAGTAATCTAACAGTTTTTAATACCGATCCGTTTAATACTTGGAAATCTGCGTTTAGAGAGTGTGTAAAATTAGCCAGCCGTCCTGTTGATTCTGGATATCAAGAAGAAACTGAAGATCGATTAATTACTTGGTGTAGTATTGGATCTGATAAACTTTATGGAGAATATAGTATAGCAGGAGCTCGAGCTGGAAAACAGTACGGATTATTGAATATTGCTGATGCCGATCAGTTAAGAAAAATTAACGATTTTGAATGGTTGCAAAAGCAATTTAATACATTTCAATCCTTAGTAAAAAAATAATAATCTATACTAGATACTTAATTGGCATCCCTATCATCCGGATTTTTACCCCATCCAAAATGTTCTCTTGCTAAATCTCTAGCATATTCAGCATGACCAGGCGGAAGTACGTGTCCACACGCAGTCATTTGTTCAAACGCTCCTTTATTGAACCATCGATTGTTAATCTTATCAAATTCTAATAAATCAAACCAAAGCATTCGAAGCCATTGATTTTTAGAGTTATTGACTATTTCTTTGTATTGCCAAAATTCACCCACAGTGTTTAAGAAAATAGGATCTCGTCCAATTCTTCTCTTGACATAATTTTTAATTTGTAAACATTCTTTTAGATAATTAATAAGCAGTTCTTCATCACTGAGTGTTGTCCAAATAGTTTCAAACAATTTTTTATGTTTACTTTCATGTCCTCGATAATGAAATCCTGGAATAGTCGATTTAACCCAATTAAAAATTTTACCAATATCTTGTGTATCTTCGTGATACCAACCTAATCTTCCAATGCTTGTTAAGCCTATGAAAACATGATCTGGCAAGTCTGCTCGACTTCTTAATGATTCAAGATAGGCAATAGTTCTAGTTGATATGCCTGTCATACATGATCCGCCAATGGCACCATTAACTACAGTAACGCTGTCATTAACTAACATAGTATTAACTAGCTCTCCTAATATTGTAGACCACACATATTTCTTATTATTAATTTGCCAGTGATTGTGTAAATCAAGATTTTTATCTAGCATTGCATGCCTTTTATTACACCATGCTACGTCAAATTCTATGTCGCAAGAATGATGCCCTGGATACAAATCTGGAAAAACTTCTGGATCAGACAATCCGTCGCCAGCAGTAAAACTATCTCCATTTACATAAATTTTCATAATTCAAATCCTACTTCTAATCCTCGAGATAAATTTTGATGTATGAGTTGTTTAATTTCCCATTTATTCTTTTTAAAGTTTCCTAAAATAATCCACGGTGGCATAACTTGTAAATTATTTTGATTACACCACTCTATATATGCTGGATTAGGAAGAATTCCTTTATTTAATTGCGGATTAAATGCATATTCAAATCTAGCCGAAATTGTTTTGTAATTGCTAGTTTCTTCATCAACTGCGCTTCCAGTAATCCATTGGTCATACTGATGTTTTCCTAAATCGTCAAATCTTAAAATTAGATCGTGTTGTGAGTATTCGCAATCTTCCGGCTGTATTTTAATATCAATATTTTCTAAATATGCTCCTTTTGTATTAGTAAAATAAACAGAATAATAATATTCTAAAGAATGAATGTATAAATTGATATTTTGCCAAGATTTCACAAAGCCGGGATAGTTTTGTTTTGTATCGTCGCCATTAACTATATTCTTTAATCTGTCAGTGTGCAATACCCATTTTTTATGTGACGCATTGAGCCATTGTTGATCAATACCAACAATTTTATCAAACATGATTTGAGGTAGATTTTTTTCTACAGCAAACTTATTAACTATATCAATTGCAGTATTTAGATTATTAATAGTCTCGTTAGAACGAGTTATAAACGAAGTATCTCTAGCAAAATAACTCATATTCATTTTTTTAGAAAAAATGCTTTCAAACCAAACAGATGCTATAGGAGTGTTGTTGGGTTCTAATTCTAAATAGTCGCCCGATTTTAAAAAAATAAATTTCATGCTAGTTTTGGAAAAATACTATTTAAATCTTCGTTACGCACAGTATCAATTTTTTCTGTAAAATATTTAAAGTATTCCCACTGTCCGTTGTCTTTTGGAGTATAGTAA